AGGTAATGCAGCTGCTTTGCACAAGAGGGAGAAGTTTGTGTCAGTATAACCAGTTGCTCTTGTTACCCCAGTTGGGAGAGTTAGTGATACTTCAAATAGATTGGCGCGAGCGCCACCACCCCTGAGTGCTGATTTAAAATCTTGAATTGAATGTGCCATTGTTTTAATCCTCCTATTGTTTATTTAACGAAAATCAACTTATACTGTTCCTGCTACTTCTTCAAAACTTACACCTGTGCGGGTAGCAACAAAGGTAAGGGTAACATAGTTAATGGACTTGGCTGGTTTCAGGTAAATATCAGCTCTAAATTCATTATTATCGATAACTTCAGGAGTATTATTTGTTGTATCACAAACAACTAGGAAACCATACAAACCTCTCTTTGCTTGAACATCACGAAGATATGGTTCTACAATGTTTCTGAAGTTTGCTCTTGTCAACTCGTCATTCAGTTCAAATAGTTGTGCATTTGCTGTTCTTTGTAGAGCTTGTTCAATCGTTAAGAATAAGCGACGAACATTGATTCTATCAAAGGCAGATGCATATCCAAGAGCAGTTTTATCTCCATAAAGAACAGTACCAACTCCTGGTTGAGTTACGATAGCATTGATTCTTTGTGGATAAAGTTGGTCTCTCTCTGACTTGCTTGGATTATATGCAAGTTTAATAGCATTGTTTAAAATACCACGCTGTTGTCCTGCAGGAGAGAACCAAGGATATGCAACAATATTAGTTCTGCACATCAGTCCTGCAACATCTGGATTGCATGGAATGTAAACGAACTTATTATTGAATCTATCATAGGTATACTTATATCCACTATCAAATACTGCATAAGAAGAAGAAGCAAGTGGACTAAAGAAACTAATAATGTTATTAGTTTGTGTGGTTGAGTTAGTAATATTTACCACATCAGTTTTGTGTGGAGAAATAGTTGCAACACAATCTTTTCTTTCCTGAGCAATAGCAATCAAACTGTTTGCCTTTGCCTGAGAATCTTCCTTGGAATCTAATCCAGGACCCATCATTAAGTAATCAACTGCGATAGAATCTTTATTTGAGAAGAGATTGTATGAAGTAACAAGATTTGCAAGCGTTGCTTTTAATCCGCCAGCAGCGGAATAGTCGACTCCACCTGTCAGAGAATATGTTACATTTCCAATAGCACTAAATACGGTATTTTGTGCTTCTAGTCCCCAAAGACCATTTGAAGTAGTGTATGGAGTAAATCCAGTAGAGAAACCTACTGCTCTAGGAGCGGTGTTCCATTGAGAATCCGCTGCACTTGATGGATTAGCACCTGCATATATTTGAGTTGAAAAATCTGCAATGTATTGCTTATACCAGATCTTTTGTGGAGAATTTACTGCAGATACTGAATCTACTGCCTTAGAAAGACCAAGATGCTTTTCTAGGATAGAACCCTGAATACCACTGACCTTACCAAGATCATCAACAACTACTACATGAATACCATCACCTCTACCATTTCTCTCTAAAGAAAATCTATTAGTAGTTGGTTTTGGTGCGATTGACTTCCAGTAAATAGTGGAGTTATCAAGACCTAAGGTTTGCTCATTATACCAGTCTTTAATAGAAGAAACCGTTGCAGTTCCTGTGCTGATTCCAGAATTGTTTACGAAAGTAATCGTGCTTCCTGAGAGGTACGATGCACCTACAGATCCTTCTGCATAAGTAATATGAGTTTCAGTTCCTGCGGAAGATACTCTAGAAACAACTTTAACTGAAATAGAACTATTTGAGTTTGTTGAATCTGTAGTAACTCCAGTGATGATACCTTTTAAATAACCAGTGAAAAGTGAAGTTGATCCAGTTCCAGCAAGAACTGTATTGATGCCAACTGTTACTCCGTAACCGATAGCAGCACCAACTCCAGAAAGACTGGTGGTTGTAATACCAATAATTTGATCTGCTAGATCATCGATGACGCATACCTTTAAACTGTTGCTCCAAGAACCTGGATTTTTTGCTGCGTAATAGAATCCAGTTGCACTTGACCAGTTATTGATATAATCATCGTAGTTCTTAATCTTAGCCAGTGATGTTGATGCTATGCCAACACCAGCATTTGCATTATTCAGGGTTGAACCATCAGTTCTTACAACTTTCAAAACTCCTCCATATGAAAGATAGGATGAAGCACTCATCCAATATTCATACTGGGAATCTGTCTGTGATGGTTTCCCAAATACAGCAATTAAATCCTGTTCGGTTGCAATATCAACAGGAAAATCAACTGGACCAATAGGAAATGGTCCGGCAATTGCCCCAATATTATCTAATACATTATCAGCTCTTCCTACAGTTAAATCAACCTCCCTAACTAATACACCAGGAGATAATTGAGGAGTCGCCATGTTTTTCTCCGTAAAATCTCAGTTAACTAAAAATATTTATTAAAAAGATATTTTTCGTATGGGAAATAGGACGCGAACAAGTCTACCAGTCAGGATACTCCCATATTGTAGGTGGAGTATTTTTTCTATTTTCTATAATTCTTTTTATAGTACATTCTTTACACTCATAAGAATATGAAGATGCTACAGGTCCTCTATCCTTACGAGTTCTATAAAAATCTCCAACTAAGTTTTTGATCTCACCGCAAGTCCTGCATTTTCTATCTAATAATAATAAGTGACCAAGATTTATTTGTTTACCTATTTCCATTATGATAGATATTCCCACATATAAGAACGATCACCATACTCGTCTGTATACCATCTATCGCCTTCATCATCAACAAAACTGCTGTCATTTATTCCATCATTAATAAATCCAAAAGGTGCCATATCCTGCTCAATCTGATTTTTTTGTTCTTCATATAGTCTCTTTCTAACATCTTGATCAGTAAGCTCTTTAAAATAGTCCTGAGCAACTAACCAAGCATATATAACCAAGCACATTGCAAGATCATCATTACAACCCTCTTCCGCTTCAAATGAGTTGTGTTTTTGAATGAAGGTTGTTAACTCACTCATGATTTCATAATCTTTAAAGAGAAGTTTATTTTCTTCAATCATTGTTTTTAAGTTAAGACATCCAACCTTTTTTACGGTTTTTGACATCTTTACTCCAAGTTGAGTTTTCTTCCCAGAAAATCCTTGACCAACAATCTGACCTGCCCTACCTCGCATAGAACACATAAGAAGATTGTTATATTCTAGATCATAGTGTATAATTGAAGCTACTTGATCTCCAACATCATTTACCTCACAAAGAATATAAGCGTTATTGTAGTTTTTCGCTACATCTACAATAATACTGGGAAATAACATTGGTTTTATTTCATTATTTCTATATTTTGCAACAACCTGATGTGGAAAAGTAGTAATATCTACAACAGTAAAGGCAGAATAATCATTTCCAACTCCTCTAGCAACATCAACAGTAATCAAATAATCATGATTGTCCTGAGCATCCTGATGTACATCTAATCCACCACTACTTGTTACTGGACTATCATAAACCAAACTTCTTAATTTTGAAGGAGAAATAAGAGTATCTACTGACCCTAAAAATTCGCATTCAAACTCAACTTTGAACTGCTGTTCAGAAGTATTGGCAATCGTTTGTTTCTTCCATTCCTCATCTCTACCAGGAACTTCTGACCAATGAACATCAGTGAACACATATTCATTTTTACCCTTTTCAGCATCATGCCACATTCGGTAGAAATGATTCATACCATGTGGTGTAGAAACTATAATAACTTTTGTTTGTTTACCCGAAGTGATTGTTGGATATACCGAAGCAAAGAAAGAGTCTGCGATATGATTTGGAACGAACGCAAATTCGTCCAAAAAGAGGATATTGAAAGACATACCACGAACTGCAGAAGCAGAAGTAGAAGCAGCCAAGATTTTACTTCCGTTTTCAAGTTCCAAAGAACCCTTGTTCCAAGAAACGATGCCTTGTTGCATCCATTTTGGTAGATTTTCATATGCAGTCTGTAATCTATCTAGAAGTTCTCTCGCAGTTGCTGCTTTGTTTGCAAGAATACCAATATTTACATTATCGTTAAAAACTGCATAATGAAGAAGGAAAGAGACCACAGTGGTGCTCTTTCCTGTCTGCCTAGGCATCTTACATATATTAAATCTATGCTCATGGAAGTTTTTAATTAATTTCTCTTGAAAATGATATGGATTAAAAGTCTGCAATCCATGATCAAGAGTAACAATCTTTACATAATTATTTGCAAAATACACTGGAT